AGCCTTCTTGCCTTTTCTTACATCTTCTTCTTGTTTGCTCACTTAGACCATTCCTTGTGGGTTGATGGGTTGCATTGGTGCTTGCTGTGGCTGCGCCATAGCTTGTTGTACCAATGCACTTTGTTCTTTTACAACCTCTCGGTTGACATTCTGCTCCGCAACAATCTGCGCGGTGCTCACCTGTGTGTTGTACTTTAACTCAAGTTCGTACTGACGAAGTAGTCTATCTTGGTTCATTTGATCGCGTCTGAAGTCGTCATCTCGGATCATCTTCTGGCGCTGTAACTCAAGATCGGCAGCCTTTTTCTGGATGTCTGCCTTAATGGACTCGGCTTGCACCTGTGCCAAAACCTCTTCTGGAGTTGGCTTTTGCGGTGCTTGCGGTGCTTTCCAGCCGTCTGGAATATCCGCAAAGTAGCTCGATGCGTCCTTGAATCCAGAGAGTTCGACGACCTTCTTCAAGGTGCGCACATACATCTGTGGGGACACCACGGGATTCTCAAGACCGTACTGGTTGATGATGGATTCTTGCTTGGCAAGTATCTGCATCATGGTTGCTATACGCTCATTGGTGTCGCCATTGCCAAGACCGATATTGATGTTGACATCCATCGTGTTGTCCCATCCGCGTGGGTCAATCTGCACCCAACGGTTACGCAAGCGGATCATGCGTGGTTTGTCTTGGTGTGTCGTAACCAAAAACAGGATTGTCTTAAACAGCTCCCTCATGCCTTCAGCCATGAGACGCGCAGTCAGCTCGATGCGTCCTTGGCTGGCGCTTACTGTGGCAGCCACGGCAGCCTTGGTGCTTGACTGCAAAGCATCTGGGTTCAAGCCCATAGATGCCTTGGACATTCCTGTGCGACCTTCCTTGATCTCGTCCAAGTAAGAAAGTACAGGGAAAGCAGCCTGACCGACGAATGGTGTCACCAATGGCTGCACCATATTCGGAGCACGCGCACGAATGATCGCGCCTGTCTCGTTATTCAAGGCATCGTCAATGTTGACCTGACCCTCAACGATCACGGTGCGTGGGTGAATCGACTGCGCCAAAGAGTCAAGCGTATTGCGCATGACTTCTGACTTGATCTCCTGCAAGTCCCGCGTAATGTCAAAGATCGACATCGCCTCAAGTGGTGAGGTGTGGGGTTCTGGATCGCAAGGAAACTCAATAAACGGGATGTATGACGCTGGAAGATTGCGAACCATCTTGTAGCCAGCACCCATAAAGCACATCTTGCGCAATTCTGGAATGCCGTCGCCATCAAAGTCAACCTTGGCGTAGCCCTCGACATAGAGGACGCGCATCATCATCGGATTAGCGCTCTCGTTGAAATACTGGTTATTTGCCAACGGTGCGCGAGCCAAAGCCTCTTCGTTGTCGTTCAAGTCGGACGATCCAACATAGTCCATCACCTCGTCTTCGTCGTATCCCATAGAGATCAACTCAGCCACAGTTGCCATCTTGCGGTGACCGATAAAAGGTGCGTCCTTAAACGACATTGCTTGACGAGACAAAAGCAATTCTTCTGGCGGTAGGCACGCCACATGGATACGCTTGTCGGTCACCTTGCGTTTGATCTGGACATCGTGGATCATCGCTGGGGGCATAGGTTGACCCGTCATCGGATCGATCTGCATCGCGCCTTGCATGGTCTCGTCTGGGTAACTCGCAACGATCTTCACATCGGCATCACCCTCTTGCATGACGATCTGCAAGGTCTGGTCATCTAGACCCGAATATTCCTCAATTCGGACAGACTCGGTGTCCTCAATCCACGCCTTGACAATGCCACACTTCCTGACAAGAGCGTCTTTAAATGTGGCGTATGCCACCATAAAACCGTTGTTGTCGTTGTTGAAAACATAGTTGCAGTAGTCTGTGGCTTGCTGTGCGTTTTCCACATCCTCTGGACCACGCGGGACAAACTCCACCGTATTCTCGGTAGAGAAAAATACACGCATCAAGGACGGCAGCATGGCAGACACGGTGTCACGCACCTCCATCGCCACAACTTGCGAGCGTCCATCTTCCTCATTACCGAAGGGGTCGCCCCTGTAATACTCAGTACCGCGAGCGCGGATAGGTGAGAGGTCAGAGTCGATGTAGCTCACAGCGTCTGTGATCTCTTGACCCATGATTGCTTCTAAGTCGGTGTCTGTCATAGGGGTGAGCGTCGGGTCAATCTGTGACGCGATGTCGGTGCTCAATCCCAGCTCGTTGGTAATGTTCATTTTTTGCCCTTTTGCAATACGACATACATGGAGTCCACAGCTCGCGGAGTCCTTAACAGTTCTTCTTGCGTCAATTTTAGGTCTTGTGCGATGGGATTTAACCTAAATTCCAAGTGCGTCACATAAAACCGATCTTCCCAGCCAAGATACCAATGCCAGTCGGTGTAATAAAGCCACGACTTCTCGTTGAATGCGCGAAGGTGCGTCGGGTCTTGCCACGCGCCATAGCTCAGGTCATACGGCACATGGATGCGCATCTCGCCACCAGCTTTCAGCAACTTCTTGCAGCTCGTCATTGCACCGACCAGATCGGGTAGGTGTTCGAGCACATCGTTTGCCAGTATTGCGTCAAACATCTCTGGCTGCACATCGAAGTCTCCGAGCCTTGTGGAGATCGCGTCGCCCCACGGCACATTACAGATGTCGAGTAACCAGTCGTGCTTGACGCGCAGTTGAATATCTGCGTTGATGCAGTCCTCCCGAAAGTCCTTGCCAGAGCCTAAGTTAAGTACCAAAGAATCGTTTGACATACTGGGGGCGGTGCTCTTTTACCCAAGGCATTGCCTCGGCAGTTAGTTGTTTTGAGTTGTCGCCAGTTGTCTGGCTGCCGACATGATGGACATAGGCGCTTGAGACAAAGTGCTCGTAGCCCTGATTACTGAGGTCTGCGCAGCTCACATCGTCAGAAAACCAGTTGATAGGGGGGAATCTGCCGTGATGCCATGCGTCTCTGCTTATGTACGCAAAGATCGGTGCGATGGCGCTGGCGTGACGAATGAACTGCTCAGACTTGAATCTGCACATCTCTAGTGGATCGCCATCGGGGTTGTAGCGAATGTTTTGCATAGGACGCACATAGTCACTTCTTGCACCTACCCAGCCGACATTGACCTCCAGCTCGCGGATCACCTCAACATCTTCAAGCAGTCGCTGGTAAGAGTTCGGTGTCAGCACCACATCGTCGTTGCAGACAATGCACGCCTGTGCGTACTTCAGAGCGTCGTCGATTACTTCGTTGTAATCCTCGCCAAAGTTACGGGGTTCACCAAAGATAAGCCTTGCGTTCTTGTAGCCAGAGACAACGCGCTCTGTGCCACGCAAGTAAACAAATGCCTCTGGCGCGTATTGCTTGATGGATTCCAAGAGGACTGGCAAGCCCTTGCCGTTGACCGTCGATATGCAGATGGGGATCACTTCTTAGCCTTATTCCTTGCGGAGATCGCCTTGGCTTTTGCCTTGGCATCGGCTTTACTGGACGCGCCCCATGCGTTGAGACTCAAGAGAAGACGGGTCTTTTCACCGTCCTTGTACTCAGCTCCAGCGTTACCCGCCATGCGAGCCAAAAAGCTGGCGCGTCTGGGGTTGTCGCCTGACTTGACGGGAGGCTTCAAGTTCATGCCTTCGGCTTTCGCAGAGGCACGACCTTTAGCATTCAAGCCACCACTAGGTGACTTTCCCTCTTTCCTCTGCCAAGCTGAACTCACTTCTTAGCCTTCGGCTTCTTGGCTGTTTTGGCAGCCTGTTTAAAGTCGGCAGCAGATGGTGCAGCCTTAGAGCCAACTTTGTTCATCTTCTCGCCAGAGCCAGCCGATATGCGCTTTTGCTTGGCATTGATATTTGCGTAGAGACCCATCTTCATGGCTTAGTCCTTTCTAATTTTCTTTGCTCAATTTTCCATCTTTTAGAGCCAATAACTCTTTGACCTTTATTCCAAGGAGTTACTCCTCTGCCGTTGATGTTTTCATAGGTAGTTCCTTTATTCCAAGGAGTTCTTCCTTTTAAGGCTTGAGACTGCTTTACGGCAGCAACTAACCTTATTTCCTTTAGCTCTTCCTCGGTCTTTTTTATGTACGGCTTTTTTGTGCCTTTGTTATGAGGCGCTTTGCCTTTTCTTTGCTCAGACCAAATTTTTCTTGTCTCTTCGCTTGGATTCCATCCAGACCTACCTTGACCGCCAGTCGTTAAATTGCAAATTGGAGCGCCAAGTTTCTTCAACTTATCTATGTATTCCTGCTCTGCAAGCAAAGATAAATCTTCGTCAACATCTGAGACTACCTCTTCAGCAGTAAAGCCACCAGCATCTTTGACTATTTCATGCCAACGGCTGTTTCTGTTCTGAGTTTTTACTTTCCTGTAAGGATTGGATGCCTTACCAACATAGAAAATTTGACCGTTGTCAGCCCTTCTATGCTGGTAAATTGAGCAGCCTTCAGTCTTCATTCATTTCCTCTGGCGACTCGTCTTCGCCTTCGTCTTCAGCTTCGCCAGTATTTGGACCACCGACGACCCAAGCACGACACGACCTTTGTGCCGAACATTTAAAATCAAAAATCTCGCAGTATCCAAGGTCTGCTAACTTGACAACACCCCACGGGTCTGCCTCGTTGCCGATGCCGTCGGCAATGCATTGCTTGATCTTGTCGGAGACATTAAACGCTGCGCAGTTTCCGCAACGGCTTTTCTTTGCGTCTTCGACAGACACATCCCACTCATCAGCCATGCGCTTCCAGTAAGCCTCATTTGGCAAATCTGGGTTCTCAGGACCGTACTTCGCAGCAGTGATCGCCTTAGCGCGGTTCTTCAGATTCAGAGTGATGTCTTGCGTGGGAAGTGGACAGCTTGATGTGTCGCTGTCGGACATCATCTGATCCATTGCGCCTTGTAAGCGCTTGGGGTATGAGGTTGCCATTTACATCTTTCCTTTTTTCTGCTTCACGCCAGCAGAGGACAAGGCAATAGCCAAGGCTTGCTTCGGATTCTTGACGACTGGTCCAGTCTTCGATCCGCTATGCATCTTGCCAGCCTTGAATTCGTTGTAAACCTTAGAGATTTTCTTCTCTGTCTTTGTCTTCTTCATCATGGCAATTTCCTCCTAAAAATGTTGGTATTCGAATTATGCAACCCTTGACAGGTTTCTTTTCAACGGCTGAGACCATTTTTGGCTTGTATTCGCACCAAACATAGAGACGGCAGCGTCACTCGCAAAGGTCAACACAAAGCTGTCAGCCTTGTCGGGTGACTTCAGACCGCGCTTTCTGATCTCGTCCTTGCCCTCGACCTGCATCTTTCCACTCGATGTAAAGAAGTACCTCACAGTAGCCAATTCAGCCACCAGCTCCTCGTCATTGGGGATACGACAGTCACGCGCCTCAAACCATGCCTTTGCCTTGTACCAAAGCTCTGCGCGTAGATTCCTGTAAGTCGTACCCATCGCGGGGGACTCTGAGACATTGATGCCTCTAGCTGGAAGACCGAGTTCTCTGAGACGGTCTACTACACCAGCGCCAAGACCAATCGAGTCCACCATGATCTCGTGCGGTCTCTGGCTTGGCGCTAATGCTTCCCACTCTGCGACTACTGCGCCAGTCAGTTGCATCAAGTCTAGATTCTTCCAAGTCTTTGTGGGTTCTATGAGAGCGTTGCCCTGTCTCTTCGAGAGTGCAGACCTGTCGCCACCAAAGCGTGCGACATCCAAGCCCCAGATCAGCTTGGCGTGCTGGCTTGTCTC